ATGGATCACATGAGGTTCTGAACCTTGACTCTTCTGTAGTATACGTTCGAGTTGGTTGAGATGTTGTCAGGAGCAACAGATTCGGTTGCACCCTTAGCGAATGGATTAGCGACAACCGCATAGCGGGTCTTAAATCCAATCTTGGGCTGGAATGTTTGCTCACCAACGGCACGAACCATTTGGAGAGGAACGTATGGGCAATAGAATAGACCTGCATCATAAGGGTTGGTTCCCTTATAACCTACAACGTAGAACTGGTTAGCAGCAACGTTTGCAGAATATGGATCGATGTAAACTCTATACTTACCTTGGAGAACACCAGCGAAGGTATTTCCAGTGTCATCAACGTTCAAGTTAGCGTTGAGTGCAGGGGTATAATCCAGAACACCTGCCATCGTGAGTGCTGAAGCAACGTCTGCGGAGCAGAGGATCATGTTGCCCTTTCCTCTACGAGTTTGCTGTGCAATTGCGTTTGCATCGCGCTCGATCTGGAAGATAAGACCCTTGAACTTCTCAACTGACCAACGACCGTTTGAATCAACGTCAAGGTCAAAAGCACCAGGGGTAGCAGTGTTAACCTGAGCACCAGGAACAGCAACTTTATAGATGGTTCTGATGATTTCTCGGTTGATTTCAGCAAGAATTTCAGTGCTGAGGATGTTTGCCAACTCAGCTTCTGCATTCAGACCGTGGATTGCTCTGAGGTCTTGTGCAAGTTCTAGCGAATATTCTGCCTTGAGTGCGCGTGACTTAGCAGTTGCAGTAAGCTTTTCAATCGAGAACGCCATCTCGTTGAAATAGTTGTCTGCAGCATCTCCGAGTGCTTCAGAAGCACCGGTTTCCATACCACCGCCAACGTTATACTGGCTATTGCCAGGAGCAGCGTTATTTGCTTGATTTGAAGCATCGAGGATTGAAGGATTGCTTCCACCTTGTGCCGTGGTTCCAAGACCAACGGTTCCATCGGTGAATCCACCTTCGAGATTGAGTCCCTTGTTCTGACCAGAGAATGCAGAATCGACTTCGTTGTAGAAAGTCTCTGCGCCAGTCTGGTTGTTGTAACGCGAACGCATTGCAAAGATGAGTCCGGTAGGACCATTCATTGGCTGAACGCCGCAAAGATCATAAGCGATCAGATTAGGCATTGAACGTCTGATTAGTGAAATCAGAACGGGATCAAAACCTGCAACAGGAGTTCCTGTTGTGTTTGAAGCACTACCACTAAATCCACCAGTTCCGGCAGAGTTTGTTGGGCTTGCTTCGCTGAGGAATGCTCTTTCCTCACGTAATTCTTTCTCTTGGTTCTCTAGCAGGATAGCAGTTACCGCTCTACGATGTGAATCTTTGATTGGATCCATTCCTTGATAATCAAGGATTGGTGACCACTTCTCCTGCAGATATTCTGTATTGTACATCTGCATTTGAGTTAACCTCTTTAAAAAAGTTTTGTTTGACTTTATGATTTAAAAATCACTTTTTAGCGACTCTACTAAGAGTTTGAAGATAAGCATCCATTACTGAAGTTGCTGGAGTTGAAACTTCTGCTTCTTCGGTAAGTACTTCTTCATACAGACTCTCAGAGTCATCTCTTTGAGCACTAGTATTTGCTGGGAAATATGATTCTCTCAGAGTAACTAGTTTCTCACGATAGCTCTCTTCACTATCAAACTCAACATTTTCGGCAAGAGAAGCGAGTTTGTCTTTTTGTGAGAGTGCAAGACCCTCAGCGACATCTGCAAAAATTACATCAGCAACTGACTCTGCTAATCTTCTATTCAGAGCAACATTTCTTTCAATTTGCTCGTTGAGTTTTTCTTCCATTTCATCAAGTTTATCTACCATACTCTCGATTACATCATATTTATCTTCAGGGATTGTTACATAATGATCTTCAAAAAGACTCTTCATTCCATTTAGGAATGATTCTGTCATTTCAGACTTAAGACCGTGCTCTACTGCAAGTGCATTTTCTTGAATCCACTCGTCAGCAACATACTCAAGGTATGAATCGACACGATCTACAAGTTCTTCTTTAATCGTTTCTACTTCTTCGATTAAAGCATTTTGATAATTTTCTTCGAGTTGCTCTTTAATTTCATTTACTTTTGAATTAATTGCAGACTCAAAGATTAAACGTGCTTTTTCTTGGAACTCTTCAGAAAGATTTTCTCCTTCTAATAGAGCATTAACATCAGATTCAATATCGTATTCTAATACTTCTTCTTCCGTTACTTCTTCAGTTTCAATTTCTTCATCAACCAAGTCCTCCTCAACAATCTCCTCTTCGGCAACAACTTCTTCAGAACTCTCAGTTTCTTCCTTTGCAGTTGCCATAGGTTCTGGTGCAGATGCCTTAGCATTTACAACATCTCTAACTTGAGATAAAGTTGCGCCAGGAGTTTTGAGAGCAGAAGAATCGTCATCGGGACGATAGTTTTCTGGAGTAGGGCCACCTAGATCTTCCCATGAACCAGTTTGACCTGGAACCATAACTCCAGATGCATTCTGTGCGATATTTTGCATGGGTTCGGCAGGTGCTGCCCCTTTGGTTACTACGTTTTCCATTTCTTGTAAATTACTACCAACGGACATTGTTTTTAGATCTTATTTGTTATAATCTATATTTATTTATAATTTAAAGATTTGAAAGAAATTCTTGGAATAAATTTAACTTATGTTCTTCCAAAGCTCTCTGTTGAACTAATGTATTAATTCTCTTTTGAGTTTTTTCGGCAAGATGTTCGCGAAGTTTTCCTCCTTCCCAAACCCATTCTTTACCCTCCATGATTCCTTGAACAAAGGCATCTGGAGCAGAAGGATCGGCAACAATATCAGCAGCAGTTGCTAACATAAAGTCTTCACCAACAACTTTACAACCATTGCGATCTTCTTTCAAAGAACCAACACCACGTGAAGAAACACCAAGCATTACACCCTCATCAATAAGAGAAGATGCAATCTTTCCCATTGGAGTGCTTAGAAGTTGAGCTTTACCTTTAAAATTATTACCTTCTCTAACTAATGAGGTAATTTTATGGGAAACTCTATCAAGATTAACTGTTGGACCATCTGGATGTCCGAGTTCACCAAGAGCACGTCCTTTGTTTACAAAATTCTCACAATATCTATTAACTTCTCTAGAAAGAGTATCTATTGGATACATTCTTCCATTGCGATTTTTAATATCTCCTTGTAAGAAGACTCCTTCAATATAGAGTTTTTTTGAACTTCCTTTACCTTCAGTAATAATACTTACTTTAGATACTTCTTCTGTGATTAGTTTCATTTTTTTAATTTGTGTATGCTACTTTATTCGCAAAGACTGTTGATGCTGTAATTACTCCACCTCCAGATAATTCACCAAGAACAGTTGCAGTATATTCTTTCTCTACTGTCAATCTTTCTCCAGCAGATAGATGAATTTCAACAGGGGATACACCATTATCAATTATTAATTTTACTGCAGCGTTATTGGTATTAATGACCGAAAATACCGATGCATTATCAATAGTAGTGATTGTGGATAAATCAAATGATAAAGATAGTGGTTTTACCGTCATTCTTCATTCCCTCTATTGAACATTGAATTTGCAACTTCTGGTCTAATCGAGTCAATTCTTTCAACAGATTTTGCAAATAATATTTGCTTTATACTATCTGAAATTTCAGATGGTGGCGAGTTAGTCGCAATCAAATCTATAAGTTCTTCC